GGCCTCTTCGATGAGGCCGTAGGTTTGTTGCGCCGTCAAATCGACGGCCGAACTTACCAGCTGCGCACCTGGAGAGCTGCCTACCGCATACACTTTCGTATCGATGTTGGTCCAATCTTCCTTGTGCTGCGCGGTCGCTTCATTACCAGGTGTCTGGACGTTGATGGCTGGAGTCCCTCCGAAGCCTGGCGCGAAGTCCAGGGTCCGGTTCGCGTTGAGGTGAAACTTCCAACCCGTAATGGTCGTGATCTGGTTGAGGGCATCGAAGAGGTTCGTGTATGTGGCCGGGAGGCTGATCACGGAACCGTACAAACTGATGGATCCAGCGGAGATGCCGCACGAATATCGGACTAGAAGGTCGTTGATGATGTTCTTCGGTTCATCTAGGTAGGTTCTGTTTGCGACTCGGCGTTGAAGTGTAAGCTTCTCGTCCAAGCCTGTGATGGTCAACTGCGGGTTTGGGCCGCCTACTCTGCTGCGGGTGAGGATTCGGCCGCTGAACTCGAGTGTGCCGCGCCTGTAGATTTCGATGAACCACCAGCCGCCCAGGGTCACGTTCAGGATAGGGCTAACGAGTGTGAAGGCTTGAGGGATGAAATCTGAAGAGAGCATGTAACTGCCGGACGCTACGACTACCTCTTGCCCTTCAATCCAAGCCTGGAAGTCTTTGGTTGAATCAATCGTCTTGGCCGCGTAGTAAATGTCTATGAGTTGTTGCGCTAGTGACGAGCCGTATGTTGAGTCGCCGGCGAAAGCTGCCAGGACACCGCCAAGCCCAGCTGCGGACCCTGAAGTATAGGTCGTGATCACCTTCCCATCTGCGCCTGTGGTCCCACTGGTTGGGCTGCACGAACCCAAGTTCGGAGTGAACGTGATGGTTTTCCCACTGACCGGCAACCCGGTGGAATCGTCCATAAGCGTCGCAGTGATCGTGGTGGTTAGAGGTGTGAGGCCGCTGCCAGTTCTATACACCTGGGCAACCGACGTCGAAATACTCATGTCGGATTGTTGCGGGATCCAAAGGTAGACGTCGCCGCCCCAACGCCACGTCGTTGACGTCGTGTAGAGAAGGGTGGTTGCGTCTGTGTCGTAGATTTTCATGTAACATAAGAGACCGTTGGCTGTCGAAATGTAAGCGTCTAGTCCAGTGATTACAGCAGGGGACCCAGGGGCAGGGCAAAGCGCAGATTTGAGAAGCCCACCTCCTGCATTGTAGACTTCAACCTTCTGCCCACCCAGCAGCCCGTTAATCGTGAATGTTTTGTCAAGCATGCAGATGAGGTCGTCGAACGAATGTTCTCGGCCTGGGCCGACGATGTACCCGGTGGCTGAAGCGTTGCGTAGCTTGATCTCAGCGGTCAGGGATCCCGTAGCGGTGACCGCTATCCACCCGGAGTCGTGGAACCCGTTGTCGAGTGTGCCGGCGTCGCTGTTCTCATCAATGTCGTAGAAGGTTTGCGCGCCGATTATGAGGCTGTGCTTGTAGGCGTTCGCAACTATGGCCGCATTCGGAGTATAATCGAGTGTATCTACATAGTCAACGTCACACTGTCCTTCAAGGTAAGCGTAGAAGCTTGTCAAGTTAGAAATGGATACTACGTGATGGCATACAAGCGTGCCGTCTTTGTAAATGTCGGTATAACCTGACCTTACGTCAACTTCCCAGAGGTGCATGTTTGTGTCTGTGGCGCCAAGGTCAACTTGGTCAGTGGAACCATTTGAAAACACTCCAAGAAAGAATGCCCACGCATGAGTATCGTTGTTTTGGTAGTTGACGTTGATTTCTACGGCTGAGTCAATCCAACCCTTTAACACTCGAAACTTAGCGGTAATGGCAACATAAGGTTGGTAAGGAACTGCGAATCTTGCACCAATCTTCATCGGCAAAACAAGTGTCAACGCATTAGAGCTGAGTTGATTGTAGTTGGCTGGAAGATGAGCTTGACTGTTGCTTACCGTTATTTGCGACGGGTCTCCGCCTATGGTCCACTTTCCAGTGTCAATTGTGGACCCTGGGAAATCATCGTATCGCGTTGGCGCAGGCCAAGCGCTAGTTGAAAGCGCTCCACGAAACGCACGCAACGTACGGTTCGCGCCTGTTTGCAGGTTCAGAATTTTCGTTAGCTTTCCATATGCATTTGCAGGCCAAGTTTTCCCCGTGGCGATCTTAAAAGCCGCTGCGCCTGCGTGGGCCGGCGTTGTGCTTCCTGCTGAAGCTGTGCCAGTTCCACTTTGACCGAACGTCCAACCGTTAGGGTAGGCGTCGCAGGCCTCTGCGAAGATGAGGCCGCTGCTACTCTGAACTAGAATCCCTGTCACATCTACACCCGCTTGCTGCGGCCGGCACTGCGAATGATGGTGTCAACGATGCGTTTCTCGAGGTAGGTCTGGATCAGCTGGCCGTCCAGGTACACGTTGACCGGCAAGGTGATCGCCTGGCTTGACCCTGGGGCAGCAGCTGGCGCTTCCGCTCCTGATGTTGCAGTTTGGCCGCCGGCCTGCACGGTCTGAATAATCCCGGTGGGCGTTTCGAAAGCACTCTGAAATTCGCTTTGAACCGCGCCCAGTCCCGCTTTCGTTTGGGCGACGAGTTCAGCCATCATGTCCGGCCAGATGGAGTGATGCGTTAAGCTATTCCAAAGAGCATTTGCAGCTGAGGCGATATCGTTCAGAACCGAATTGACCATGCTGCGCAACGTGTCGAACGCTGATCTGGCGGCGCTTTGCATTTCAGCCCAAGCGCTTGACAACACGGAATTTACGGTGGCAAGGGACGATGTGACTACTGAAGTAATCTCGTCTAATGCGCCTGGAAGCGCGGCTGCAATTTCTCCAATGCCCTGCAGCCAGTTTCCTTTCATCAGGTCGGTTCCGCCTTTGATGGCGGCGGCAAGTTCCGGGAACTGTCCCTGAATTGCTGCGGAAACATGGTCTAGGGGCGTCGTGATGGCGCCAACGATGGTGCCCCATGTGGTTGTGATGGTGCTTACGGCGTCGTTGAATCCGGTCTTCAGGAAGTCGAACCATCCAGTCGCAATTCTAGTGACCAAGGTTCCGAGCATGGTGTCTACGACCTGCCAGACTTTATTCCACAGATCCTGCCAGAGGGAGTGGCCAACAAGCCAATCGTAGAACGCCTGAAACCCTTGAGTCAACCAGGTGAAGAACGCGGCGAGTACATCGTGAATGAATTTGATGGCTGGCGTGATGATGTCGGCTAAGAGTTTGAAGGCCTGCGCGAACATGCTGACTATGGGGATGACTAGGCGGATGCCGTCAGCGATCATTTTGATTACGAAGACGAGGCCCTCGAGAAGCGCTTTGAAGATGTTGAAGTCCCCAGTGCTCCCGGTGATTGCGCGCCATATTTCGTTGAGGGCATCCCACAATGGTTGCAGGGCCGTGGCGAGTTCATTGAAAACATTCTGCAGGTCCTGGAGGGCCGGCATGAAGTCCCCTTTTACGGAGTTCCAGGCTTCGTTGAAGGATTTCTGAAGACCATCCCAGACTCCCTGGAAGGCACTCACCGCGCCCTGCACAGCAGGGATTTTCCCTACAGCATCAACCCATGATTGTATCGCGTCGACGCCCTTGCCGAACGCATCAATGACTGGGAGGATTGCTTCCAGAGTGGAGGTCAGGGCAGGCAGGAGTATGGCGCCGATCTTCTCACCGACGACTTGCATCGCGTTCGCTAGGCGCTCTTGGAGGCCGGCATACGTGTTCGCTTGGGCTTGGGCGGTGCCACCGAATTGCGTGTTCACCTGGCCGAGTACGTTCGCGTAATCCATGGCCAAGGCTTTGCTGCCCTGGAAGTTGATGCCCATGCTGGCCACAATCGCGGACAGCTGGGTCCCGTCAATAGTGCCGCCCTTCCAGGCAGCTGTTATTTCTTTCACGACCGCTGCGTGACTCAGCATCTTTCCACTTGCATCATTAACCGCCAGGCCGGCAGCAGTCATGGCTGCCGCGAAAGCGGCGAGAGGCGGACCCGTGGCCGTCTCTAATTTGACACCCATTTCTTTGATGGCTTCAGTGCCTAACGCTGTTTCCTGGGTTACCGTGGCGACTTCGATACCGTACCTGCGGAGTAGCATGCTGTTGCCCTGGAACGCTTTGCCGAGGGCGGTCGCTGCAGTTTCAAGGTCAATGTGCTTGGCTGCCGCGAGTTCCGTAGCGGCACGCAGGCCATCCATCGCTTGGGCGGCTGTCATGCCGTAGGTTGATAGTAGTTGGAATGACTTGATGAGTTGCGTGTCGCTGAAGGTTGTGGTTGTTCGCAGGGATTCAACGTAAGCGTCTATGGAAGTTCTCGCCGTGTCCCATGCGGCGCCGGTCAAATGCAACGTCGACTGCAGATCTGTCCACACGGTCTGCAGGTTAGCCGCAGCGCCCACGCTGTCCTGTAAGGCCTTGACGACTTCGCCGATGCCTACGATCGCCGCGCCCGTTGGGCCACCGACAGCGAAGCCCTGGATGACCTGGCCTAGCTGTGAGAAGCCTGGACCGAGGGTCTGCAGCTCCATGCCGATTAGACCCATGGAGGCAGAAATCTTTCCCATCACGCCCGACGCTTCGTCGATGGCCTTGATGGTCATCACTATGCTGCCGATGTTCACGCTCAATTCAGGTTCACTTCCTTGGTTGTCTCGGATGCTGCTTCTTCCAAACCTGCAGCAACCAATTGCGCTGCAGCGGGGTGAGCTCGTCCATGCGGTCAGTTAGCCGGTAACCGAACCCTGACACTAGGATCTCGAGAGGGGCCGAATAGACGGACCCTTCAGCGAAACTTGCTAGGCGGGTTTTGGGATCCCGGACAGGCCGCTGAGCTCGAAGCTTTTCAGAATTAGTTTCATGGATTCCATAGGCATCAGTGCCTTGGCGACGTCCGGCGTGCCGGTCGCGATGGCGGCGCCTTTCTGTAGAAACTTGATGTTCGACACCATTTTGTCCCTGTTGCCGATATCCTTCAGGTCCACGTTCGTGGACTCCAGGAGTTCGGATAGGTCTGCGTCGCTCATGGGCGAGACTTCGAACTTATGCAGTTCATTGTCGATGCCGCGGACCTCGATGGGTTCATGGTAGCTGGTTCCCTTCTGAATCAGTTCAGCCAGTTTCTTGTTCTGCGCTCGAGCTTCCAGGATGGCTTCCCTTTTCTCTTGACTCAATTCTTCACCCTCCTTGTCTTCTTGTTGTGAATCTCAGCAAGCGCTGAGACGTCACCGGTCAGGGCCCGCTCCACTTGGGCTGCCCGGAACAGAAAGAGGGGACCGTTACTCACGGTCTGAAAGACTACGCGGCCACCGATCCCATTGATCAGGCTGCGTATGTGTTCCACGTCGCCAAGCCGGCAGCTGATCACAACGCCGAAGCTGACCAGGAACTGTTGGTCGGCCGCGCTATCGCTAGGCTGGGTTGCGTTCGAAGAAAAAGCATTGGGGGGCTTGACGTCTCTCTTTGCTAAGGTCGATTTCTCCATATCTCCATCTCTCCAATCTTAAGGGCCAACAAAGCCCTACGGAGTCCTTGTTATCGATGCGAACTTGAAGTCCCAAGTTTCCATCAGGAACCCGTCAGGACTCTTGAGGTCCTCCGAATAGAGGCCGACGCAGCCGCTGAGAAGGAAAACCGTGGCTGTTGTCTTGTTCTTGATTTGTATGTAAAGCGGCGTCAAAGCCACATCACCAGAGAAGGCGCCAACGTCCGTGGCTAGGGATCCCGTGCCTCCTGAAACGGTCAGGGCTTCATCGTTCCAGCGGGTAAGCGCTCCCGTGTACTTGATGAGGTGTTCGTAGACTTCTGTTAATCGGGACCCGATTCCTTTCGCCACTTCTGTGACGCTTTGGTCGACCTTGAAACTGATGCTCTCCAGGTTGGTTACCGGGGCCGCAGCTGCGGCCGCGAGTGCGGTTGTTCCTATGCGAACTTCAACTTCATCACCATCGTATTTTGCCAAACATTTTCACCTGCCTCTCACCATGGTTGTCTTGGCCCAGGGGGCCATGACTACAAATCTACAAAACTACAGAAACGCCGACGTGATGCCGAGAAGGAGGGCCTGGAAGAGCTGGTCCTGGTGGGCGTCGAACGCTGGCCGAATGTACGGTTCCGCAGCCATCCGCCTGGTCCCTAGTTCCACGAACATGGCGTAGTCAGCGTTTGCGCCAATCTCGAGGCTGAGGTTTGCGGGATCTACGTTGTGGTAGATGGTGCTTTGTAGGAAACCGGTATCTACCGGGACTATTTGTCGGGCGGTGTCTTCCATCTCCACGCCGACTTCCTCTAACCCGTCCTGGATGCCCTTCGTCATCAGCTGCGCGGCAGCCATGAGTTTGGGCGTCACCGTATCGGAGATGATTTGAATACTGAAACTCATTTTGTCCAACCCAGGAGTTTGACGTCGTTGTGGAAGCCGCATGTCGTGCAGAGAACGCTAGGCTTCACGGTCCCGTCGGATTCAATCGTATGTCGTGCTAGGGAGAGCAGGTCGCTGCCATCGTTGATGACCACCTGTGGCTTTCCGTCTTGGGCTTGGTAGGCGTGCCAGGTCAACGGCGCCCAGTCTGCGTTCAAGGCTTTGGGAAGTTCAATCATCTAGGCCGTCAGCTCTCGGTGGGTCCAGAACGTGAAATCCATAATCACCCTGGCTTCTCGAGTGAGGATGGGGATGCGGACTGAAGCGCCGATGGGCAACGCGTCCACGTCAAGCATCTTCCTGAGGCCGTGAATGTCGTAGGTGGTCCTGAGGGTGTCGATGGCGTCCATGATGGCTTGTTCGACCTGGTCGGCTAGGGTTGTGACGCCGGCGCGGTCGTCGTAGTTAATGTCAAGCTGCAACCTGTAGTATGCCATGAACCCACGTTTGGTCGTACTCTTTCGCAGGCCTACGCCTGGGCTTTTGCTGGTCCCTGAAACAGTTCGGATAACAACACTCCGCGTATCAGCACCGTCGAACGGCAACCCATCGTAGATAGTTACGCCTAAGTTTGCAGCTGTAAGGATCGCAACGAAAGCTGCGCGAACGCTCTCTCGAGGCGTACTCAACCTGAATCACTTTCAAACATGCTGCAGCAATGTGAGCGCGCGGAACCGGGTGTTCGTGCCAACCGCCAAGCCGACGTAGCCCAGAAGCGCCCAAACCTTCTTGTTGTAAATCGGGACCGTGATGTCAACCCAAGCCAGGTTCGAGTGGGCCTCCATAACCTCGCCGAGGTCCCGGATCACCTTGGGCTTGCTGAACGGCTTCTGGCCATAGACCGCGAAGTCCCTTGCCTCATACGGGGGATCCGCCACTGCCAGGTCGGCCTTGTGCAGCTGCCTCTTGTGGGCCAGCAGGTTCCTGACGTCGTCACAGATCTGCGGCCTGACCTTCGTGTTGATGTCGTACGTGATTGTTCTTGGGTCGTGAACGGTCCCGCTGAACAGGTGCAGG